CCATTCACTATCTACTCCAAATTCAATATTTAACGAGTCTAACAATATTAAAAAAACCATTGATACAGTTAAAAATATTAATGTTAATGGTCTTGTGTTTTTAGATAACCAACTATCAGACAAATTATCTGACTCCCAACGTTTAGTAATCTCCTGAATTTCTATTGTATCGATTTTAAGCAGTTCTAAAGCAATATCTTTGTCATCCTTTGATATATTACTATCTTTTTGAATTAATACCTTAGCCTTATCTAAAATACCTGCAGTTGGTATTACGTCACCTATTATACCAAATATTTTAGGTGCAATACTTTTTAAAAATTTACCAACCCTAGTTTCAGAAAATTTTTTTTTATTCTTCATCTTCTTTGTATGGATCTATATTGCTCCTGTCTAATGCATTTGCCCATTCTGATTCATCTGCGTAATAGTGTACCTCTGACCATTTTGTTTCCATTACTTGTTTAGAGCCTATATCCCCATAGCTTAAAACTTTTTTATTATCATCATAAATAATAAACCAAGTCCTTTTTTCAGGATAAGATAATTTTGTATTCCCCATTTTTATTTTATTTATATTCCACCTCCGTCAAGAATAGTCCAACCGTAGGTATTAATTAATGTATTTCTTGCAGTTTCTGCTGCACTTCCTAAAGTAAATTTACTTGTTCCAAAATTAAATAGTATTCCATTTGTTATAGGTGATTGTGATGCCCAACTAACTAATAAAGAGTCATAATTTGCAGTAGATAAATTTGCTGCATTTAAAAATTCATTCCCTGCATTTGGAACTAAAGACAATCCCGTAATATCCCAACCGCTTAAATCTTGATTGAAAACTGTATTTGATTTAAACAACCTATAAAAACTTGATGCATTACTTGTGTCCCAATTTGATACATCACCATTAAAAGAGGTAGCACCGCTAAACACACTATTAAAACTTGATAAGCCTGTAACATCCCAATAATTTAAAGGTTGATTAAAAGCTGCTGCATTTGAAAACATTAAGTACATACTTCCTACATTACTAACATCCCATTCATTAATATATTGATTAAAAATAGTTGCATCCTTAAACATTCTCGACATAGTTGTAACATTGGAAACATCCCATTTACCTAAATCTCCATTGAAATTTGATCTACCCTCAAAAGCATTACTCATTGACGTAACTTGACTTACATCCCAATTTTGTATTCTACCATAAGGAACTAAGTTGTAGTCTCCGTCAGGGTCTTGTAAAAGAATATCTGTTATGGCTTGATCAAAAGTTAAATCAGTCAAAGGTTGATTTAGTTCTTTTAAATCATAATAAATACTTCCCCAACCTATTTCTTTAGGGCTACCCCACCAAGTCGTATTATAAATCGTTGCCATTGTTATTTATTTTTATTTAGTAGATACCATTTTTGAATTGTATATCCTATTGTTATGCTTAATAAAAGTATTTTTAAAGTAATGTCTATATTGGTCATTGAAATTCCAAATGTTCCTGCATTTATTAATATTGTTTTATAATCTGTAATCATTTCTTATCTATTGATTTTAGCTTCTTAGAAGCCCAATTAATACCTGATGTTCCACCCCAACCTAACCAAGCTACATAACCATTGTCTTTCCAAGGTGTGCTTTTGTTTTCAGGGCTTACTTCTGAATTTTTTTTATGTCTTTGAAATGCTGACATTCTAGCAATGGTTTCTCTGCTGATGTTTTTTCCTTTTGCTAATTGGTTTGCTCTCACCCAACCTGTTCTAGTCATTCCCTTTACTTCGCTGCCGTATTTTTCTCTCCATTTTAAAACTTTATTAGCGTTATTTTTAGCTGATTCAGGATAGTCATTGTAAGTTTCTAGGTTAATTTGATTTCCCTCAAATGACCTGTAACAAATTGCTATTGCTTCTGATTTTTCGTGATACTGCATAACTTTTGGAACGCAACGCATCATAAAGTCTTTCTGCTTTTCTCCTATTTTTTTATTTGGTATCGGCATATCTGTAATAAACTCCTTTTCTCTTAATTACTAAAACTTCTTTTCTATTGTCTTTTTTTGACTTGTAAGAAATATGCAACCATTTAGGCTCTGTTCCAAATTCCCAAATTAACTGATCAAAATCTAGGTTATCTTTTATGTAGTGAAACATTTCAAGATTGGTTTTGCCACCCAATGAAGTAATATCTATTGCATTTCCTGTTAAGTGACTAGATTTTCTACTGCCACCTAAAGCAGTATTTAATTTTTCAGAACGGTAAAAACTATTTACTTTTATAGGTACTTTAACCCATTCTCTTAATGGCTCAAATAATTTTTCTGCAACCAAATTCATATTTTTAACCTGATCTTCATTTGGTTTATTTTCAATACCAAATTGACTAGCATATTTTGAGTTAGTAGCTTCTTTAAAACTAATATGTTCACTAATATTTTTTTTCGCCATTGCTTAATTTTTTTGAATTAATGCTTTTTATTTTTTTTAGAAAAATCTCTAACTTTTTTATATTTTTTTGTTTTGGTTTATACCTCATAGCACCCACCCATTAAAAGTAGCATCATAACTAGGATAAATATCGTCATTTGTGTTGCTAGTATATTCAGGATATGTAGTTTGATTAAAACTCATAAAATCAATAAATCGCCTTGAATACCATTCTGCATTCGTTCTAGCTTTTTCTACTAAAAAATCTATTTCGTTTTTATCTACTGAGACTGAATTTTCTGACGTGTGTTTAAACACTCCACCTTGTTTGACTTGGTATGCAGCAAATGGATAATAATTAGCCTGTGAATACCAAATTAACATTGGTACAATATAGTCATCTAAAATTGTTTTCCACCTTGCATTTGCAGGGTCATCAATATTCGGAATAGCTGCACTCAAACCATTATAAAGATCTGTTCCCATTATTTGTTGAACGTCTATTTCCTGTGCTATCTTGACAAACTGTATAAACTTGTCCGTAGAAATATTTCCGTCCATTATGGAGTTCCTGACAAGGTCTGTTCTATTTATGAATAATTGTGTCGCCATTTATCTTCTTTTATTAGTTGGTAAAAATCCCTCGTTCGGCATATCAATAGGTCGCTTTGCAACCAACTCACTATTCTTTTCAGGCTTAAATCCTGCCTTTCTAGCTTGGTTTACACTGATAGTAGGTGCTAGTGGACTATTAATGTCAATATTCCCTTTTCCTTTTCTCATATACGTTTTACGCATCCAAAAGTGATGACACGCACCTCCGCCTTTATAAAACCAAATTGAATAGGTATCTGCACCTTTAGCACCCCACCCTGCATTTACTGCCTGTTTGCTCATCATTTCAATATCTTCTTTGCGATATATTTTTTTAGCTGCTACCATTTTCTGACAAAAGTCCCTAGTAACATTTTTACCGTCTTTATCAAAAGTGTCTTTTAATGGTGCATATTGATAACGAACTTTAAATTGAGTTCCGTCTACTGTTTCATCTTGGCTGCTTTTTGCATTTGGTCTTGCAGTTCCTGTTGATACAAATTCCCATAATTTAGAAAGTAGGCTTTTACCTTTTGTATTTAATTGGTCTATTTGATAATTAAGAGCATCTTCTGTTTCATAATCAACTTTCCTTTCATCAATTAGTTCCCATTCAGACAAATCTTCATCTTCACCAAAAGACTCTAAAGTAACTTCCTCTAATTTTACGCAATTTGGAACTTGCTTTCCGTCTTTTTCTTTCATTCCTCTTTGCTCGTAACCGTCCCAACAAGGTGCTTTTAATTCTTCGTGAGAAACGCAAGGCATAAAATATGTAACACCCTCTACTTCGTGTTCGTGATAACCACCGCAACCCATTTCTTCAGCTACCTTTTCAGCTTCCTCTTTAGTTTCGTATGCCTGTTTTCCGTCAATCTTTTTTAAATTGAATTTTTGCATTTCAACCCCTGTTTCTTCTTCAATAGTTTCTTTATCCTGAATTGATTGGTCTATCTCTGTAAATTCTAAAGGTTGTAAGGTAGTAAAGTATAGATTTAAGCTAATATTATTGTAAGCTAGTATCTTATCAAAATTATCTATTAAAAGTTCCTGAAATGGTCTTATAACGGTGTTATCCATTAATAAACTTGCAGTCTTTATTTCGTCTGCATTATTTCCTAGACCTGATTGGTCTTTTATACCTAAAAGCATAGGTGAAACAATCCTGTGAGCAACCATTATTTTTTTAGTTGATTCCTCACTTAAAAATTGATATTGGTTATGAGCATCACTTAACTGTACAGGTGTAATTTCTGCCTGACTTTCTTTATTGTCATTAAAGGCTAAAATGAATTTTCCTGCATTGCTAGTTCCACTAAACTTTTGTGCAATCTTATTTTCTATTAATTGTCTTTCCTGTTGGTTAGGTGTACCGTTGTTAAAGTTGATTAACATTGATGGACTTAAACCATTCATAATGTTGTTCAAATGGTAGTTTGACACCTCTTCTTCCAACTCACAGTACTGTAAACCTCCCTGATAATCGACAGGTGAATAGTAGTAAAAGCCTGATTTATAGGGTTTTATGTAGTATATCTCAATACTTTCATTTGACATACCAAATGCAGGTATTCTCAAAGGGTCATCATTCCTTTTTATATTTGCCCAATCTTTGAAATAGTAATAAGCAGGTACATCACCCTCATCATTACATTTTTCTGCTCTTAAAGTTTCAACAGGGATATGCTCTAATTGTGCAATAGTTTTTCTGTCTTTAGAATAAATAACTTGCACTGCACATTGTCCCATTAATTTTAGATCATAGCAAAGTTTTCTTACTACGTCTTTTTTAAATAAAGAAACCATTTGTGCATACTCATTTGGCTTAG